AACAAGGTCTTCCCAATGCTTCTCTAAATACTCGCTCTTCACCTGGTTAATGAATTTCGTATCAGTTATCAACCGGTGTGCTGTAACGATCAGACCACCAATATCTACATTTTCCCACGCGAACTCGTTACCTGCCAGTGCATTGCCTCCGACCCAAATCACATTGCTTGCAGAAGCTATTAGATTTGAAATTGACAAGATCTTTCTGGTTTTAACTTCGTATAATTCTCGGCTTTCATATTTTTGTGGATCAAAGAAGAATCCGTGTAACACAGAGATTATTAAGTTGATGAAAACAGCCGTTGCCGCTTCAATTGCCGCTGCCTTTAGTACTACGGTATCCCGCATTAAGCAGAGTGTATCATAGCCTTCTGAATACAGCTTGCTTGCCAACGCGGGATCAAATGCCTCCAGCAAAGGAACTGGCAATCCCAGCTTAGTATACTTATCAGATTCAAGATGAACAGCCTGGGCAAACAGCGCTGCAGGCAATCTATTTCCTGCTTCACGGACGCTGTCAAACGCCTCGTAAAAACATGCGGGAATAGTGGTTTCAGATTCCCAGCGCTTTCTTCCCCTTTGCATGCACACATTGAAGGAGCGGAACAAGTATGTTTTGTCCAAAGTGATACTGTCAGACAAGATATTCATCGTGCCAAAAATCCAACCAAGGACAGGATCGTGTCCCAAAGTGTGGATACGATGTAAGCCGCCTTCCATATTGACGCCAAAGAGCGGGCTTCCTTTTGTCACATCATATGGGACGCCGTTAGATACTATCTGTTCCCAGTTTCTATGCTCAGATACTTTGATATTCTTGCCGCTGTGATTATCTCTATACCGCTGTTCTTTATCATGCTTAATCTGCTCAATAGCCTTGTCATCATGTGCAAGTCTGTTCTCGGCTTTATAAGATAAGTCTGCGGAAGCTTTACGGGCAATAGTCGAAATCAATACCCATCTACCTATCTGCAAAGCCGTAGCGAGCATCAAAAAAGCTATGTCTTCTCGGGACTCAAGCCTTGTGGACCGGAGAAACTGAGCATCAATTTCCGACAATTCATCATGAGCATTACCTAGGATAGCAGCTGTCCTACGGGCATCTGCCGCCATTTCTCCCATGCCACCCTTAATAATCCTTTGCTGATCCTGGACGTTTTCTCTTCTTGCCTTGTTTTCCTTAATCAGCTTATCATACTTGCTCATATGCTTTTCCCCGTTCAATTCAGCCCGGACCGAAGTCTCTATTATTTTACAGCATCACTCACTGATAATCTATCAAAACATATTGAAAATGCTTGCCGTCGAGAAATGGATCGTGGAAATCTTGAGTGGTGTATTCTTGGCTGTCCATCTTTTATCCTCCGCAGTCCGGAAGTCTTGAAATTTCAAGACTTTTTGTGCTTTACAGTTCTTTCTGATCCTATAATACTCTATTTTGCTTTAATTGGAAAGGGGGCCCAATATTTAAGTTTGAAACTGTCAGTTTTTATGCGATCTTTTGATTATTTGCTTCTGCAGCCTTGATGCTGAAGGAGGCAGTATGAACACGAAAAACCGGCCCATTAAGCCATGTGCATGTATGGCTTAATGGGCCGACTCGCTCATTCAATGTACACTTGTTCGATGCTCACCCCGCATTTGAAGCATATTTCCATGCTCGCATCCTTGACTATGATCTTTTCCACCAAGGCCTTCATGATACTTCCGTCAGCGTCATTCATGAAGTCTCCGCTTTCTGTGTGCTCTTTGAATTCGTCCAGCCAGAGCCGCATTGCTGCATATCGGTTCTCTGCTGTCCGGTCTTGCTTTCTCTGCTCTTCAAGCTCTTTCATCTGTTCGCCGAACGCAGCCAGCCTTTTTTGATAATCTTCTTCGGTGATCGCCAGCCGCTGCTTCTGCCGGTGAAGTGTCAGAACCTCTTCCTGTATGGCGATGATCTGCTGATCGATATTGTCTATATCGGTATCTGTGCGCATCTCCGTTGCTGCGCTCTTCTCAATCGCTTCGATGATCTCTTCAGAGCCGTCGACCATGGTCTGCAGTGCCGCGAGGTAAGTTCTCTGGAGTACATCTTCGTTCACGTGATGGCTATCACATACTGCTCTCCCGTTTATGATCCTGTTTGCGCAGCCCCAGGCGGGCACGCGCTTCCCGCTCCCGACTTTGCGCAAGTGTCGACGCAGTCTGGATCCGCAGTTCCCGCATACCAGGATTCCGCTGAACGGGTACTTGCTTGAATATCGGCTGCGGCCAACAGCCTTTTGTTTATCATTCTGCCGTCGTTCCATCTCTTCTTTTGCCAGCTCAAATGTCTCTTCGTCTATGATTGCTGGATGCGTATTCTCAGCATAGTACATTGGGGATTTGCTACCATCATTTTTGAAGCGTTTCTTTGAGAGGACATCCGGCTTATACGTTTTGCCCAGCACCGCGTTTCCCGCGTACTTTTCATTTTTGAGGATATTGGTAATCGTATTACTGCACCATGTCGAGCACCCTCTTTTCGACATGAGCCCGTCTTCCCGGAGGCCCTGGCTGATCTGTGTGATAGTCTTGCCACCGATATACTCACGATAGATTCTTCTGACGATCTCAGCCTCTTCTTCAATTATACGGTACTGGGTCCGCCCATCCTCAGTTTTCCCAGCCTTTTCATACCCGAGCATCAGCCCGGTGTTGATCGTGACTTCCCCTTTCTCAAATTTCTTCTGGTATGCCCATTTGATGTTGGCGCTGATCGTTCTGGATTCCTGCTCTGCCATCGCAGCCAGGATCGTCAGCAACACATCGCCGCCGGGCGTCATCGTATCAATGTTTTCCGATTCAAAGTAGACCGATACGCCGAGGTCTTTGAGTTCTCTGATGTAGGTAAGAGCATCTACTGTGTTTCGGGCAAAGCGGCTGACCGATTTCACGAGGACCTTTTTTATCTTTCCGGCCCGGCAGTCATCAATCATCCTCATGAAGTTGGGACGCTTATCTGCCTTGGTTCCTGTGATTCCCGGATCCGCGTAGACCTCAACGAAGCTCCATTTTGGATTCGTTTGGATCATTTTGGTATAGTGCTCTACCTGTCGCTCGAAGGAATCTTCCTGCTCCTCTTTCTCTGTCGACACACGAGCATAAGCCGCGACCGGTTCCTTCAGATACTCCCTGTCAGCTTTTGCTGCGCTGGCGCCGATGGATGGAACCGCCGTTACGATTCTTCTTGCTACGGTCGCCATCACTTTGCCTCCTTTCCGTTCCAGCCAGGTTTGTTCCCGGGCTGGCCATTGCTATAGTCCAGCTTTATTTCTGCTCCGTTATAGAGCACGAAGGTTATTGTGTTGCGATACACAATAACCTTCGTGATAAACTTCTTTACTTTTTCCGGATCATATTCTGTGATCGGGATGAGATCCTCTTCACCTATCGACCGGTTACGCTGATCCGCGATCTCATCATTCAGCTTCGTAACTTCGGCCTTAATCCGCAGCTGCTCTTTGTGGAATGCCACCTCTGTAATCATGTGCTGCAGCGCAAGCGCCGCCAGCTCATGTTCTTCGGCTTCCAGCGAACTCACCCTGTCGATCAAATTGCTGACCGTCTCCCCAGTAGGCCGCTCTTTTATGAATCTGTTGTATGCCTCGATGAACTTCTCATGCAGCACGTTTTCTTTGATTCGGCTGTTATCGCAGGCTGCGACGGTGAATTTTGTCTGCGTATAGCATGTCCAGACGGGTGCAGACCATTTCAATCCAGTAGCGTTCATCTTCCTGTTGAAGTGCTTGCCACAGCATCCGCATTCTATCATCCCGGTGAACTCATGTTGTGGCTGGGTTCTGCCCACCAGTTTCGCATTCTTCCTACTTTCCCGGACCTGCTGTGCTTCGTCGAATGTCTCCTGGCTGATGATGGCCTCATGCGTATTCTCGATGTAATACCGCTGTGAGTGCTGTCCTTGATCGTTTCGCATATGGACGCCGTTTATTCTGACATGCTTTCCCATCAGAGCGTTTCCCGTGTACTTCTCGTTCGAGATGATTTCCAAGATATTGTTGTGCTGCCACGGGTTTCCATACGAGTTTTTCAGTCCGTCCGCATTCAGGATTTTGCAGATTTTGACCGCCCCGTTTCCTGCTATGTACAGACCGAAGATCCTCCTGACTACTGCTGCCTCTTCTTCGATGACTTCGACCTGGTTGTCTGCTGTCATCTTGTATCCATACATACGTTTACCGATGCTGATCCAGCCATTCTTGAATCGATCCTGATAGGACCACCGTTGTCTTGCGGAGTCATCTTGCAGTTCATTCTCGGCCAGTGCCGCAGCGATTGTAAGGTAGACTTCGCTTGTAGGCTGCAGCGTGCTGATATTCTCATTCTGGAATACCACCTCGACACCGAGGTCTCGAAGTTCCCGCACGGCGTTGAGTAGGTCGACCGTGTTCCTTGCGAATCTCGATGTAGACTTCGTATAGATCACATCGAACCGACCCGCTCTCGCGTCCTGCATCATCATCTGGAATTGAGGCCTCTTTTCCGCGCTTCTTCCGCTGATACCTTTGTCTGCGTAGATCCCGACCAACTCCACGTCTGGCTCTTCTGCGAGGGTCGTTGTCCAGTATTCTGCTTGGAAATCGAAGCTGTGCAGCTGCGCATCGCTTCCGGAGGATACGCGGACATATGCGACCGCTCTCTTTTTCGCCATTCTCATTTACTCCCTTCTGGGTGGTGGATTCGAACTACCCATAATTTTTTGCCCCTACCTTGGAGGCAGGGGCAAAGATACCAGAAGAACGCCGGAATATCCAGCCCAAATCCGGAAAAAGAAAAGATTAATTGTTGGCCTTCAGCAGCTCCTGCTTGCTTCTTTCTGCCATCGCGTTTTGCTCCGCTTTTGTGATCAGTCCTGCGATCCAAAGCTGGCGCACAAGTGCAGAAGCAAATGCTACCTTCACTTTCGTTTTATCGCTCATCCTATGTCTCCTTCCTTTGGAGTCACGCCGTGCTTGTGATCAAAGCCTTCCATGTGTCAGCGCCGATAATGCCATCCGCCTGCAGCTTGTTCTGTCCCTGGAAGCTCTTTACGGAGCGCTCTGTGGTCGGCCCAAATTCACCGTCAGCAGTTTCTCTCCCAGCCAGAACTCTGCCGCCGCATGGGTACCCTCTGGCGATCAACATGACCTGTGCGTTCTTCACCGCGCTGCCGGTTGCGCCGTTTTTCAGTTGCGGCAGAGAGATAATGCAGGTGGTCGCTGTAGGTGTCGGATCTTGCTCAGGCGCAGGTACCGCCACCGGTTCAGGCTTCTCTGTTGCGGCTGCCGGAGTGTCACTGTAGAGTGGGTGCCCGTAGCCTGCGATATAGCCGTTGCTCCGGCTGTATGTGTTCTTCTTCACCTGATCCGAACTGTTGCCTTCTACAGTTGTGATCGTGGTGTCGGTCACTTCCACAACGATGCCCGTGTGGCCGATCTGTCCGCCGGTCTGGAAGAATACCTGGTCGCCCACTTTAGGTTTTCTATCATACCGGCCTTTCTGCTGGTAATACTGCGCAGAGTAGATACAGCCAGCTCCGAGCGGACCAGACTGACATTGGATGCGCTGCCCTTTAACGGCACCATAGGCTTTGAAGAAGCACCAGTCCACGAAGACATCACACCAGGCATACCCATTCTTGTTTCCGTTATAATAGCCCGCGGCGGCAAGGTCGCGGGCATACTTGGTCCAGTTATTCGATCCGCTGTTGGCGGTTTTGTCATCGAGCATGGAGTTAGTCGCCTTTTCGCGGTATCCGACTTCCGCCAGTGCAATGGCAACGATATCTGCAGGCTTACTCATGCTCCTCACCATCCTTCTCCGCACGGTCGTGAAGCTGTTCAAGCACAACCTTCAGCCTCTCCGGGATGGGCAGACCGAGGTGGGCGGCGTTCTCAAGCAGGGATACGCCCTCATTGGACAGATAGAAGAATATCACGGCAGTACGAAGCACGCCGACGCTGCCGAGCACCTGCATGTCCAGCAGATGGCCAACGCCGACAAGCGCAAAAATGAGTACCTTGCGAAAGATGCCCTTAAAGCCGATGTGGGAAGATAGCTTGTGGTCCGTGATGGCACACATCACACCGGTCAGGTAATCGAGCACTACGAACGCCAGCAGCGTGTAGAGCAGACCGTCACAGCCGCCGAGGAAATAGCCCAGCCAGCCGCCAATGGCGGTGAAGATAAATTGAATCGTGTTCCAGAACTCTTTCATGTCCTTTCCCTCCTAAAAATTAATCCACAGTATCATCACGCCAGATGATGTAACGCCAGTTCCCGCGGACAAAAAGGCGGCTGTTTGAACCGCTGTCCAAGGTCACTGTTTTACCGCTCCTGGTGATAGTACCGTTTTTGTTTATAGATGTATTGACTACAGAACCGATGCCGATTGCGAGAGACGCCGCAGTGAGCACGTTGCAGGAAAGTCCCACCATATCAAGAGAACTCGCCATACGGATTGCTCCACTGGTGGTGTTGGTGTTGGTATCGGCAAAAAGAAGAATATGCGCCGGTACAAAACTGCCAGTAATGGAGATCGTCCTGGAATTAGAAGAAAGGGTAATTTCACCCGTCTCCACATGAACAGTACTGTCCCCGGGTTCATATGTGCCGGTAATGGATTCTCCGGCAGCGTCATGCGCGGTCACACCTCTCAACAGCGTTGCCGGAGATACACGGTCGGCGGTCAGGTCTACGAGAACAGTTGTCCCGTAGACCACTTTATTTACTGCCATATCAGCCACCGATGGTTACCGTCACACCGCCCGCGGAATTGTCGCTCTCTGTGTACGGAATGGCGTTCACGGTCACAGCGGACAGATAATCGTAGCCGCTGTCCGGCTGCACAGTCTGCTGGGTTGTGCGCGGGGTTACGGTTTTAGCCTGCGCGGAAATCTCCTCACCGCCGTAGGTGCCGGTAACACCGAGAATCTCAACGCCCGCCTTGATGTTACCCGCCACGATCTTTTCTGCTTCGGTATCCGCGATGCCGACCTTGCCGGAGCCGTCATGAAAGCCCATCGGGATGGTGTACTCGCCATTGACAGAATCGATTTCACCAGTCACGGAGCCGTTGTTGGGCATGGTTCCGGTGAGCTTGGTGCCTCGGGCATAGGCGGTCTTTCCCACAAGGATCTCCGCCACAGCAGCTGTGCCGTCGGTCGAATCCACATCGTAGGCGCAGGTACCGGTGATCGGAGCGCCGGACTTGTCGTGCGCGGTGACACCGGAAAGCACCTTGCTCGGCTCTACCGTATCGCCGGTCAGGTCGATCAGCGTTTTATTGCCGTATATGACCTTGTTGATATACTGATTTGCCATAATCAAATTCCTCCTATAATAGCGGTCATGCCGCGTTCTGTATTTTCCACTTCGTGGTACGGGATTGCCTGGATGGTCACGTCCCGGTCAAGCCAACGGTCCTGTGTGGGCAGGCTCTGTGCCGTCACCCGTGGAATGGCTTCATAGCTGCCAGAATATGGCGTTACGCCTGACGGGGAGAATGATTCGGAAAAGCTGATATTGAAGTCAGTCTCCCCAGAGAAGCCAATGTCGAAAGAAAAATCCTTCTCGGTCAGTTCAACTTGAATCTTCATATCTCGCCATCCTTCAAAACCTCCTGCGCCGTAGTGGAGATCACATTGGAAGCCACCGCCGTGCCGTCCGGCATCCGGGCGCGAAGCTGAATTTTTACCGGCCCGGGAGAAAAGCAGAGCGTATCTGCCTGAGAAAACAAAAGCCGGAACCCATCTTCTGTGGATTCCAGCTCACCCTTCGTTTTTTCCAGGACGTTATGCCCGTTCTGCGCGAAGGTCAGATATACAGTTGAAAAGTCTTCCAGTCTTACGCCTTCCGGCAGGGTGAAGTTATATGTCGGTGTGGTACCTCGCCACATACCATCACCGCCTTACAGCAGACCGCCGAACGTCAGCGGAATGCGGGAGGTGTCGATATCGTCGACCCAAGACGGGCGCTCCGGTGGAGTCATGGTTTCCGTCACTTTCAGCCAGGAAATGTACCAGGTTCGCAGTTCCTGCCACTGAGAAAGGGTCAGGGTCGAGTACCACAGACAGCCTCGGTTGACCACAGAGAAGCACTCCTTCTCCCGACGTACTCGAAGTGAGGATTTCTGCTCCTCTACATGGTCTTCCTCCTCTTTCTCTGTATCCCGGATCAGCTTGCCGTCTTCCAGCCTGAAGGAAAAACAGTTGTCCAGAAATGCATCGAAATCCTCCGGGGGATCATACTCTTCGCCGCCGTTGTCCCCGACCATGCACCAGCCACTGACGTAGCCGCCATCATCAAATGTCACTTTAATTTTCATGCTGTCCTCCTCAGTTAACGCCATAAACGGCAATGATCTGTCCCGAACTGTTCCGGGCCTTGTAGGCCGCATAAGCCGTGGTCCCGGAATAGTAAAGGTTGAAAGAATAGTAATAGGATTCATCCGTTATTTGGTAAGCCACTGCACTGGTAGTCAGGGCGGATTTGGGAACAACGATCGAGGTTCTCGAACCGGAAGACGCCGGCTGGCCGATAATGATGTACCAGTTATAGCTTCCGTAGCTGAATGCGCAGCTTCCGGTCGTACAGGTCCCCGCCCAAAGGAGCGTGACCCCAAGGCCCAGGTTAGCCCTCGCACCTGCCGCCGACGTTGCTCCCGTACCGCCATACGCAACGGCCAGAGCGTTTGTCAGCGTGATGCTGTCCCAGGAATTACGGTCATATGCGGTTTTCACTGCAGCGGCAGCTGCCGCAAGGTCGGTTGCGGTGGATGTGACACTGTTGACGAGTTTTGTGACACCGTAATAGCTCGTAGTTGCCTGCGCCAGATTGACGCCGACATAAAAACTGCCATCGTAGATGAAAAGAACGGTCTGGTTAGGACGCCAGATGCCGACAGACGGGATGAAATTCTTGTACTGAACAATATACTTCGCACCTGTGCTGTTGACATTCATCTTGGGCATGGACACAGAGTTGGAGTTAGTAAACTTAACAGCTAGAAACGCCCCGGGCTTCAGGGTGAATCCTTCTGCCACTGTAATTATCTTTTCCTCCGCATCCTCCGCAGAATCGCAGGTGGCAAACGCAACACCGGCTCCGTTATTCTTTATATACTCCGCCAGCAGCATACCGTAGACCTTTACATCCCAATTCTCCGATACTTCAAAGCAGCTGTCTGTTTCAGAGACCTTGCCCACCGCCAACCCAGTGCCGCCCGCTTTGAAATCCATCAGGACGGACGCAGTAGAAAGGCTGTCTACGACCGTGACCGTACCAAAGGCATCGGTCAGGGTGAATCGGATATCATAGGAGTAGTCCACACTCAGGTTGCCGCCGCCGAAGATGAACTGCGTCCCGCTGGTAAAGCTGACACCGTCATTCGTGTAGGACGATTCGGAGGATTTCTTATATGCCACAGCGCTCGTGATCGTGTTCTTTCCGCTGCAGGACCAGTAGGAAAAGCCAACCGTGCTCTTGGCGTAGGTGCCGTTCGATGAAGACGCTCCGGCGCTGGTACACCGCTGCGTAGAATAGCTGTTGAAGCGAGGAGCGGCATAAGGAACGACGCTGATCGTCACCGTAGCTTCATCCGACCAGCGTCCGCGGCTGTCGCAGACTTTCCCCGTAAACGTGATGGAGCCGGAAGTGTTGAGAAAGCCCGTTGTGACGGATGAGGCGGTGTATGATAGCCCGCCTCCGGTGATGCTGTATAAACTTATGGTTGAGCCCCCAGCCCCCGTCGCTCCTGTTATAGCAAGAGTCACTTTGCTCTTTGTCTGCACATAGATCCCCCAGGAGGACGGAACGGTGCCGTCCACCCGGGTTGCTGTGATACCTGTAATCGTTGGCTTGATACTTGCCGGGACTGAGAGCGTAACCGTAGTCGTGCTCGTGCCGACCAGTGTGTTGCCGTTGTAGGTATAGCAGGTCAGGGTACAGGAGCCGCTGGTACTGTTGGGGATCTGGCTTGCCAGTGATGTGGGCGGCGTCCAGGATACCGAAGTAGCAGTGGTCTTGGTGGCAATCGTCCCGGATGCGCTGCCAAAGGCATAGGACAGCGTATGCGTGAAGGACGAGGATGCACGGGAGATGCTGATCGTCCCGGCACTGCCCATTGCTGTTGCTGGCATAGACACGCTCGATGTTCGAGGGATAGTACGAAGCGTGACGTTCTGGCTGGCATTAACGCTCCAGCCGGAACCTCCCTTGCCGTCCCAAGTGAAGCACTGGAAATTCGCCGAGATATTTACCGACTTGGTGCCATCGGCATTGCCCGCAATGTCGTTTAGCGTCCATGGAGCGGCGGGATAGCTTGATCCGACTGCGGGTTTAATGGGATAGCCATCATACTGGGTTTGTATTGTACAGTTGTGAGTGCCGGTTTGCGAGTTAAAGGTGACAACTTTCGTCCCGTTGATGGACAGGCTGCCGTTCGGATAGTACGTAAATCCGTACCAGTTAGAAGAGACAAGCTGACAGGAAGTAATACTGACGTTATGGGTATTCGCGGCTTCGTTATAGGTTTCCGACCAGTAGATAAGAACGTCGAAATTTTGAGAGCCGGACAGCAGGAAGCTGCCGCTGTTGCCTTGGGGCATAGGGTTTCACCTCACTGTGTGGGATCGCGCCACTGAATAGACAGGTTGCCGCTCTCCCTGGGAATAAAATCAAACCAGCCCCTTGCCGCTGTACCAAGGGAGAGCCTGTTGCGGATCTCCGCGTTGGTAATGACGAGGGACTGGTTGGTGATATATGCGATGGTCTGGCCGTTCTCCAGAAAGGACAGGCCCTCATTGGAAAACTCCGCTGTGAATGCATTACCGACCTTGCCCAGTTCGATCAGAGCGCCGCGAAACCGGATATACTCCTCAATCAGGGAGTAATTGCCGGAAACGTTGTTTGTGATCTCATTGGTCATGGTCGTAAAGTCCATGCGGATCTCCGAGGCCGCCTGGGTGATAGCAGTCTGGAAATCCCGCTGGATCGTAGTTAGATCGTCTTTGCTTAGATAATTCTCGCGGACCGTTGACTGGATCTGCTCAGAGGTTTTTGTGATCTCCGCGTAGCATTCCCGCACTTCCACCCGAAGAGAATCCACCGCCTCCAGCTCGACCAGACTCTGGAATGTGTTCTGGCAGATGGAAAGGAGCATGACGTCACCTCCTTAGTTGGAGACGTCGCACTGCAGGGTAAGGATGCTGTCGATGTCCGCAGCAGAGAGATAAATGACTTTGCCGGTCTTGTCGAAGGTAACCGGGTTTCCGTCCTTATCCTGCGCATACCAGGTGTAGGTCAGTTCCTGCGTTTCTGTGGCGGCAGCCCAGGCAGATCCGCTGTACTTCATCAGCGTTACCGTGTGGCCGGTGTGATCGATCTGGTACCAGAAGTCCCCGGCAGCAGGACTGGCCGGAGCCGTTTCGGAGATGTTACCCTTCAGCGGATCGACCTCCCGCTGATTCGTGCGGACGATCACGTAAGGCACAAGCCCGCCGAGATTGTTTTTCACGGTGAAGCCGCCGATGGAGAGCATCTCGGAAACATACGGATCGGATTTGTCCTCCACAGTAATGACGTCCACATAGTTCTTGCTGTTGTAGGTCATGGTGCAGCGGTAGGACTGGATGTTCACGATGTCCGCGCCCTGGACCGTCAGCGTTGCCGCTGTTGCCCCGGAGATATTCGCCCAGGTTCCGCCACTGTATTTCGCCCACTGATAGGTGGCGTTCGTGATTGCGGTGGCTCCCTCATAAGCGGAGGTCGCCAGCGTCAGGCTCCCGGACTGGTTCTGCACGATGGTGCCGTTGGGCGCGTAAACAGAGAATACCACAGCGGATGTGCCACTGGTGCCTGCATTAGCTTTGGTCCACGCAAAATTCTTCACTACACTCTTGCCGGAGACAGAGAACGTGAGCGGAATCGTACCGGTCAGCACTGATGCACCGCCCAGGGTAGAGTTCTTGGCGAACGTCAGCACAACAGAACCTGCGGCAGTTGCCGTGGCCGGAGTGTTGCTCTTGACCGTCACGCCGGACGGCAGCGTACCAACCGTGCAAGTCGCGGCCTTCTGCTCGATACCCTCATAGGCAGTAAACGGAATGGTCACATTGGTCGCTGCCGTCACAGCCCCGCCGGAGGTACACGGGATCGTCTGCGCTTCATTGGACAGGATCACGGACAGACCGCCGGAGCCGGAGGAACCGGGAGTGCCGGGATCACCCTTCGTGCCGTCATAGATCTTCGTGATGGTGACGGTATCGTAGACATCAGCATCGGAGGTAACCAGCTTGATTTGGGCCACGTTGTTCGCAAACACAGCATGGGCGGGCTTGACCACAAGAGTGCCGCCTGTGATGCTGGTATTGTCCGAGGTCGTGGGATAATCCGCCCAGCCGCCGGAGCTGTTTTTATACTGCCATTTGCTGATCGTCACGCCCTGCACCTGCCCGGTGAGAGTGGCCTGGGTAGCGCCGACCAGAGCGCCGGAGGTATCGTACTTGAACACATAAGTGTCCGCCGTAACATACGCCAGCTTCGCATTTTCAGCATTCCTCACCAGGGTAAAGGTGATGCCTGAAGAAATGTTGACCGTATTCTTCGTCTCGCTGTCGTAGTAGGAGATATAGCAGATGTAGGTGATCATCCCGGAAGACGATGCCGACAGCTTGTTCTGGCTGACGGTCAGGATGCCTCCAGATACAGCCTCGCCGGATGTGACTGCCGTCTCAGCCGAAGTGCCGTCCTTCCGCTTCCATGTGATGGTCAGGCCGGAGGAGCCGAGCGCAATGCTTGTCTGATCAAGGAATACCACAGGGGTCAGCACAAGATGGGTGTTTGCCCAGCTCGGTGCATAGGTGTGCGGCAGAACGTTGGGATCTTCGCTCTGCGTCTTGGGCAGGTTGGATGTGATATATGCCGACAGCTTCCGCTGATCTGTAATGTCCACGAAAGTCTGCTGGCTGGATGTGAGTACAGTAGGCATGTATTTGCCCTCCTTCAGATCGTTACTTCACAATAGAAGGATGCGTTGTCCGTCACATCCTCCGTTGATACGGTTATAGTTTTTGTGCCGATATGGGCTTCGTCCCACTCGGCGTCGGCTGCGGCATCACCGGAATTGCGGTGCCAGTTGAACGCGCTGGCATCCAAGGTATCCGTGATTTCCTTATCCCAGGAATATACCTTACAGCGAACAAGGCTCTGCTGCGTTTTCTCCCGGAAGATGCTCACGCCTTCCGTCACCAGCTCCGTGCGATACATCTTGGATTCATTGATTCTGTCCACCTGACCGGAGATCACATCGATCCTGCCGGACTGGCCGACCACATCCTCCTCCAGAGCGGAGATGGTATCGTTCTGTTTGGTGGACAGGCCGGTCAGCGTCACACCGGATGCACCGATGGTGATCGTGTTCCCGGCAGGATTCAGATAGTCCCGGGTACGGCCTACGCAGCGGTATCTGCCGTCAATGCCGTGGGGTGGGGATTTGCAGACCACATACATTCCGGCGTGTATGTCCCCGATGTCCGCTCCGGTATCCGACTCATCCACGATGGTCAGCTCCATACTGGTGACGCCCTGGGCCAGATCGTGCAGCCGAACCTGTGCCTTGGTGAGCAGGTTGCCCGGGACAGTCACATCATCCCATATCTCGGTTCTCCAAATCATTCCGATCTCTGCCGCGGCTTCTTCATCAACAATGTAGTTTTTCCCGCCGTTCACGGATGTGATCTGTACCCGCTCATCTGTTTCGTATTCTTGGCCCTCGGCATCGGTATCCTTGATTTTTGCCCCAAGCGGAAGGAGGACGGAGACCCGGTCTGTATGATCCCGGCTGATCTTCACATCCAGCATATTCTTGCCGTACTCTACGGTCTGCTGTGAGAGCGAATCGAAGTCCGCAATATAATCCAGATACTTTACTCCGCCATCATAACGCACCCGCAGAAAGCCGCCGTAGGTTTTGATCAGCTTGTCCCGGATGGCATCCAACGTGATGGTGAAGTCTATGCTGCTGTAGGAAACATAGTCGTTGTTATCCGTCACGGTCACGTTGCCGACTACAAACCGCTTTTTCTCCTCGACCGTGTTGTTATGGACGGAGATGAACAGTTCGAGCAGGCCGCGCAGGGTACCTTTGTAATCATAGGGCGGCTGAACACTGTCTTTCAGGTAGGCCAGACAACTTTCGCATGTCCAGGTATGGGTGTTGTAGAAATCCGTACCGTTGTCCAGCGCCCGGCCTTCAAACACAACGGCATCGCCCTTTTTGCAGACGATGGTGGATGCAAGCGGTCGGATAGCGGGCAGGTACGGATGATTGAAAGGCGCGGAAAGCGTCATGCTGTCGATGTTCTCCGCATCCTCTTCGATTCGGGCGGCCGTGATCGCCAGCTTCGACATCTGCGGATGATAGAACAGAGCGCCATCCACGTATACGCGAAAAAGGCTCATGGGCAGCCCTCCTTCGTAAAATGAAAAGAGACCGGATTTACTCCGATCTCTTAGGTTGTATTCAATTCGTTAAACTGGAATTTGTTTGTACAATGTTCAAGATATAACTGTTATTATGTCTTGATTAGAGTACAAACTCATATAAGAGGAACTTCCTCGGTACTCCAATATCAACATATGTGATTTCAACCGTATCCACATACTTAAATCCAAACGACATATACATTTTCTGTGGAATATCATTTCCCTCTATGCAATCAAGACGAATTGATTTAAGGTTTCTTTCCCTTGCTGTGTCTATTGCGTGTTGAACTAACTGCTTCGAGTATCCACGACCTCCATATTCCGGAAGGACACGCAAGGCATGAAGAACTACTGTCTCGTTATCATTTGCATCAATAAGCCATTTAACTGCGTGATACGCCTCATCACGATCATGATTCATAATATACGCCGCAACAATTCGACCATCTTCAATACCGATAAACTGATTTCTCTCTTTGATTGCATCTTTGATCATTTCATCTGGAGGGAAACCACCTTTATCTCCCTCCGGCAGAAAATCTTTTTCGCTCAAAACTTTACACATACCGTCATAAAACTGTCGCAATTCTATAAAATTTTTCTCTTCTGCATATCTGATAATCATAGAAATCTATCCCTCCAACTTCCGATTTGTCGAGATGGAGTATACCACAAATCTCGGGCTTTCGGAAGGTGCTTTATAGCCGACCCTCCCTATAAGTGAAGGTCGTTATGCCTTCACTCGTTACAGAGACCGTGTTCTCTCCATGCCGCAGCTCCAGCTCTGGGATCTCCCAAGTACCCATACTTACGGTCTTATGGAAGGATTCTCCGTCCACCGCCCAGCGGAGGGTAGTTTCTGTCGTGGTTGTGATGACTGGCACAACGGGCATGAAGTCATTGTGAAGCGTTGCAGTTCCGCTGCCAGTGATACTCTCGACCGTTTCCTCCACATAATGGAGAAAGGCGTCACCATCCGTGCAGGACAACACAAGCTGGCCTTTGCCCGTGAGCGGATCATAGGTCGGATCGGCTTCAAGTGTCCCGAGCGCATACAGCGTCGGGTCTTCCGTCAGCGTCACCCGGCAAAGCTGCCCAGCAAACTGATTCACAACCACGCTTACGAGGCGATCATAATCAGCCCGGTCACCCAGCATGGAGAAGGTCATATCAAAAGAGCGTGGCTGATAGGCTACCCGTCCCAGCGCCTCCGTGAATCGAATAGGAGAATTTCTTCCCGGCACCGTGATCGTGTTGCTCTGCGATTGCGGTGTCGGGAAGTTTACTGTCTCACGCAGCCAGCCGAGGCTGAGCATGGAGACTCCGTTTATAGTTACGTCAGGCTTCATAGGCTCAACCTCGCATTCAGCTTCTGTGTGTGTCCCAGGCCGCTGTCGATAGCGGGCAGCAGCCGTCCGACTAGGGTTCCGTCATCCAGGTAGATGCCCTTGCCACTGTTGGCGGCAATGACGGCCAGATATTTTTCCACATTGTGCATATTTAGCTTTTCGGTCAGCATGGCCTCAAGCTGCTTATAGAATCCACTCAAAGGCAGGATCGCCTCCGATCCCGCTTCGCCGCCCGCCATCAGAGCGCTGCCGTTCATGCCGAAGACCGTAGGCTTGGTCATGATGCCGCCTTCCTTATACCAATCGATAGACAGATGCGGAACGCTCGGCGGAGAGATAGAGAGCGTACCAGACACACGGAAGTGAGGCAACTTAATATGCGGCAGCTGCAGCTTCAGCCCGGAGAAGAAACCGCTGACCGCGTTCAGAGCGGAGCGGATCTTGTCCCGGGCAGCTTCAATTGGCGTGACAATCGCGGTCTTGATCCCGTTCCAGACAGATGTGGCCGTGCTCTTGATTCCATTGAACAGGCTGGTGGCCGTGTTCTTCACAGATTCAAACGCAGATGAGACCTTGCTCTTGATTCCGTCCACGACTGTGCTGATCGCCGTTTTTATGCCGTTCCAAATCGTGGAGGCAGTTGTTTTAATCGCCGTGAATACCGTGGTGACCACAGTTTTAACGGCATTGATCTGCGCGGTGACGGTAGAAACGATGCTGTTCCAAATGCCGGAAAAGAAAGCAATGATGCCGTTCCAGATTGTCTCAAAGAACGACTTGATGCTTGTCCACACAGTCTCCCATGTGGTGCCAAACCAGCCGAAAACGACCTCTGCCAGAGACTTCAGCAGATTCAGCGCCGTATCGAACAGTCCGGTAATGGCATCCCAGACGCCGGAGAAGATCTCTTTCACGCCGTCCCACATCTGGCTCCAGTTCCCTGTGAACAGGCCGATAAACACATCAAGCAGCCCCGTGATCACATCGAGCACTGAGCCGAGAACGGTTGAAACAACAGAAAACGCGGCTTCAAAGACCGGCGCGAGGAACTGGCAAAGTCCGTCCCACAGGCTTTTCAGAACATCCACGATGGAGCCGAATTCAAAGCCGAGAGCGTTCAGCCTGTCAACGATGCCCTGACAGAATGCCTGGATCTTGCTGACGATACCATTCCAGATCGCAGTAATGGCATTTCGGAAGCTCTCGTTGGTGTCCCACAGATGTTTGAAAGCGGCAACCAGCACCGCAATGACCGCAATCACGGTCAGTACGGGAGCGGAGATGCCGCCGAGAGCCGCGCCGAGTTTGCCGAAGATACCGGTGCCTGCTTTGACAGCAACACCCAGTTTCTTCACACCGGTCGCCAGCTTCACAAAGCCCTGCATGGCCACGCCGACCTTGGAAATGACCGTGCCGAGGATAACAAGCAGTGGGCCGAGAGCCGCAATGACCAGGCCGATAGTCAGCACCGCTTTCCGCTGGCTTTCGCTCATGCTGTTCAGTTTGTCCACAAAAGCCTGAACCCTGCTGACGATGGCGCGGATGGCCGGCATCAGCATCTCACCGAAGGATATGGCCAGTTCTTCAAGCTGAGATTTCAGGATTGTCAACTGCCCTGCCAGATTATCCTGCATGGTCTCCGCCATTTGTGCGGCGGTCCCGTCACAGTTTTCGATGGCAGTGCTCAGTTTCTCTATATCTTCCGGAGCAGCGTTCATTAAAGCGAGGAAGCCGGACATGGCGTTTTTGCCGACCAAGGCTTCTGCCGCCTGCGCCCTCTCGGATTCGGAAAGCTGAGAAAAGGCCCCGCGGCAATCCGCCAGAATATCTGACAGATCACGCATGGAGCCGTCTGTATTGGTGGTGGCGATAGTGACTTCGCCCAGAGCTTTTCCGGTGATCTTCACCTCACCGGAAAGGTTGTTCATGATTGTACGGAGTGCCGTACCGGCCTGTGTGCTCTTGATTCCTGCATTGGCCATCAGGCCGATCGCTTCTGCCACATCCTCTGCAGAGAAGCCTAGTGCGCCAGCAATGGGAGCACAGTATTTGAAGGTCTCCCCCATCATTGCCACATTGGTGTTGGCATTGCTGCTGGCAGCGGCGAGAATGTCAGCGAAATGAGCAGAGTCCTGGGCGGTCATGCCGAATGCTGTCAGTGCATCCGTTACGATGTCGGATGTGGTAGCCAGGTCTTCACCGGATGCGGCGGCAAGGTTCATGATACCCTCGATGCCGCCGAGCATGTCTTCTGTTTTCCAACCGGCCATCGCCATGTATTCCATAGCGGAGGCCGCCTCGGAGGCAGAGAACTTGGTCTTCGCCCCCATCTCGCGGGCTTTATCCCGCAGGGCATCCAGATCTTCCCCAGTCGCACCGGAGATAGCGGCTACCTTGCTCATGCCTGCATCGAAGTCCGCTGCGGTCTTTACGGCAGCCGCGCCGAGACCAGCAACAGCCATAGAGGCGGGCATGATTGCCTGACCGGCATGGGTGACGGAATCGCCGAAGGCTTCTATCTTTTTGCCCGCCTCGTCGATCTTGGCAAGGGCCACACTGGTGGAGGCAGCTTCCTCCTGCAGACGGCGGAGTTCCTGCTCCGTCTCGATAATCTCGCGCTGCAGGGCATCATACTTATCTTGACCGAGATCGCCATTCTCCAGCTGCTGCTTGGCCTGTTCCTGCGCCTGCTTCAGAGAATCCAGCTTTTCCTTTGTTGCGCCAATGGCTTCTTTCAGGGCACGCTGCTTCTGAGAAAGAAGCTCTGTATTGGATGGGTCAAACTTGAGGAGGCGGTTTACATCCTTCAGCTGGCTCTGTGTATTTCGGATCGTAGTATTGACGCTCTTCAGCGCCTTTTCCAGACCTGTGGTATCGCCGCCGATCTCGACGGTTATGCCCTTTATGCGTCCGGCCATGTATCCCTCCTCCTTCCTATCTTGACTTTACTATGGGTTTTTGTTAGAATCTCTCTCAGTTAATTCGCCGCCGGGTGAATGTTGAACTTCGGTTCCGTATCGTTAGGCCATTGAAGATACGGAATACCGAAGTTATTTTTCTTTGGAGGTCATAATTATGGCATGGATAGTCCTTATTGCATCAGGAGTAATGGAATCTGTGTGGGCAACTGCTCTGGGAAAGATGGATGGTTTTAGTAAGCCCCTTCCGCTGATTGTCTTTATTGTGGGATTGACTTTCAGCATGGTAGGGTTGGGATACTCGATGAGAACCATTCCGACAGGCACAGCATATTCTGTTTGGACAGGAATCGGTGCCGCGCTAACCGTAATAATCGGTATCGTTACAAAAACCGAACCTGTATCAATTCTGAAAATTATTTTTCTGGTAGGACTTGTTTCCTGCGTCATTGGGTTAAAAGTAGTTTCAAATACATAAATACGTGAGTGTCACAGGCATAAATTCGATACCTGTGCTTCTTTTGATAAAGTCAGAATCGGTCGAAATCCTTCTGTCCGGCAACTCGCACGGTATCTTTTTCACCGTATTTGTAGTCGTCGTTCCCCTTTTCTGTCCAGATGTCAAGGACCATGCCGATGGTCAGGAGATCGAGGTCAGACATGGACAGCCCGATCTCCAGACATCGGAGCAGGAAAAGCGGCGTCGTTATTTCCCTTGCGCTGGGATTCCGTTTTTTTTAGATTCGATATCCGTCACCAGATTCGCGCCCCAGAGATCCAGAATCTCCGGCAGCACCTGATAGATGGAGAACATCTCGAATTCATCCAGCCATTCTTCGATCGTCCCGGGAATGGTGGGATCGGCATGCCATGCCATGATATAGGCCACATTTTCAAAGATCTCCAGATCCTCGATCTGCATCTCCTCACCATCATCGGTTTTGCCCTTATAGGACTTTTCCAGCTTGGTGAGATCCTTGAAAATGTCCCGTTTGAACTTGATGCGGTAAAGCCGAGGAATAGCGGCGGAGGAGCGGAACCGCACCTCCTTGCCACTGACCAGAACTGTTTTCTCCTGCATGGCTTATTCCTCCGGTTCCGCTGTGGGTTCAATCGAGGGAACATATACAGCACCATACCAGCCGTCATAGGTAGCTTTGGCGGTGGTGTCGCCGGTTCGGCTCTTGACCAGGCCGTCCTCACGGGGGTCAGCTGTCAGGTTCAGCGTCTCAGTCCGCGGCTCGATCGTCTCCTCCTTGGTCTGAGACTCGATGCTCGGCCGGGAGGCAGCGCAGTTGTAGAGAACATGACGGATGCCGTGCTCATCGCCGTCAAACTCGAAAAGCAGCGCAAACTTCACGCTCTCGGTATTGTCGGCTTTCTCCACCAGCACGCCGTTGCTGTCCAGAATCTCCTTGAGGATCTCCGTACGGAACCACTCGGGGATCAGCGCAATCTCCAGATCACCGCTGTAGCCGTTGTTGGCATAGGTGCGGAAATACACAATGCCGTCTGCATAGAAGGGAGAGCTTTCGCCTTCGGCATCCAGCGACAGGCTGACAGCGCCGGGGATGGCCTTCGGCGTCGCGTAGGTATAATTGGTCACGCCCTCAACAACCTCGGTCGTGAGCTTCGCGGCGTGAACATTTTTCAGGTTGTATTTCACCTTATTGCTCATTGGTTTTTACCTCCAACTCAAAAGAATAAAGTACTTCGTAGAGCCGTTCGCTCTCGATCCAGACCTCAGTCTTGTCATAAAAAATGCCGTGCTCATCAAGCACGGCTTCCACATGGTTTTCAGTTTCCGGATTCTTCTCATCGGTGTACAGTTCGATGTGGACGAGATTGATTTTGAAGTACACCCGGCCATCAGCTGCGAAGTTGTCGCTGCCAGGGCAGAGAAAACAGATGAAGGGCGGTGCCGGAGACTCGCCCTCGGCGAAATGATCGTAGGCATACGGGATGCCGATTGTCTCCATGATGCTAATCAGATTATCCATTCCGTATGCTCCTCTCAATTTCATGCTCCAGTTCCTCAATGCCGTCCTGCTCCGCGGGAGCAATATGCGCTTTCCCGGCGACTCTGCCGCCGTTGCGCAGGGCGTGGCCATGCTCCAGCAGATGTGCCAGCATATACCGTGTCGGGGAATATACTGTTATCTCCAGTGCAGAGGAGCTTTCCTTTGTTGTCTTGGTACGCCAGCTTTTTGCGTACTTTCCGGATCGTGCCGGTGCCCCTGCCGTAATCTCTTTCTTCACGGTATTGGCTGCTTTCTTTACCGCGCCTTTGACGCCGTCCGTAGTGGTATCCGCATAGTGTTCCAGTTCCCGCATTACAGCATCAGCTAGCTGATCGATTTGCACTCTTCTGCTCATTAACGATCCACCTTCTGACACAAATACTTTATGGACCGGCGTTTATAGCTCATATGATCGACACCAAGGATGTTATATAGCTGTCCATTAAAGAGGATCCTGTATTCTGTGGAAGTAACCTCGGCAGCTGCCTTGCAGTACCGAACTGTAAAATCTGCTTTGCTGCCGTCGATGATCAGCCCAGCTTCTGAATCTTCTTTGGGTGCCTCAGCACTGACTGTCGCATGGCACGTGTAGAATGGGGTCCACGCATTCTTTCTGTTGGCGTGATGATCCGTGACGACCGAGTTCTTCTGGATCTCGATCTTGACATTCAACAGTTCGATCTTCATTAGAATGCGGGCTCCCGTACACCGAACAGCAGATATCTCAGGTTCATCATCAGATGATGGTGGTCTGCATCCTCTCTATGTTCATATAGATACGCCACTGCATACAGGGTTGCGGTCTTGATATTCCCATCGACAGCAATCGGCATATCTCCCAGCGACATCCGGCACACATGTGCGACCAGTTCTTCCGCCGTCGAGATCAGGTTTGCTATCAGGTCATCTTCATCTGGATAGTCCACACGGAGATAAGTTTTTGTTTCTTCCAGGGTTACGATCATGTCCTTCACCTCATTGTAATTGGGGAGGCTGGGCTCTCACTCAGCCTCCCCCGCCATCATTAGGTGCCAGAGGCAGCGGTACCCTTGAGCTTAAGTACCTTGATGGCCTCGGGCAGGATCAGCTTGCCGTCCACACGCTGTGCGCCGAGGAAGCCCACCTGGCCGGTAGTAGCGAAGAGCTCATTCAGGCGCTTGAAGGTGCGGCCCTGACGGTCGGCGATCCAGTAGTAAGAGTAGTCGCCAAATGCGATGGCTTTCTCACCTGCCGCGATGCTGGGCATGAAGGGAGAGGAGATAACCTCGCAGCCCAGAATGGTGTTGGGCGTACCCGCCACCAGAGAAGGCTGCCACAGGTACTGGCCGTTCTGGTCCTTCAGCTTACGCAGGGCGGACACAGTGGAATCGTTCATGATCCACTTGGCTTTCTTGCGGTAAGGGACGCGCAGGCTGTAGTAGAGGTCGATCACGTCATCGGCAGTGATGCTGGCACCAGTGGTGGTCACACCGATATCTGCACCGCCGGTATCGGCCAGCAGGCCGAGGGGCTTGCCGGTGCCATCGCCTTTGAAGAACGCCTCCTCTTCTTTGGTACCGATGCGGCGAGCAAACTCGCGGGTGATATAGCCTTCCATATCGAATGCGGAGTCGTTCAGCAGCTCCTCGGAGATCTTGATCATGGTGCCCAGCTTGTACGCGCCCAGGGAGAGCTGGCCGAAGGAATCATCGCTCTCGGGGTACAGGCCTTCCTCATCGATCCAGCCCGCAGTGCCCTTGGAGGCAACAACAGGGATCTTACGGTCGCCGCTGTTGGAGTGAATGACGGTAGCGATGCGGCGGAAGATGTTCTCCTCCTCCAGGGCCTCGATCAGGGTGCGTTCGAATTCGTCAGGGACCAGATAGCCTCCTTCGGAATCGGTGCCGACCTGCAGCGCGTTGGTGACGCTGGGAAGAGGATACTTGGAACGCAGCGCATTCCAGAAGTTCTTCTTGTACTCATCGGAAGCGCGACCGGTCTTCATCTCCATCTTGGCACCATCGGGCTTGCTGGTCAGCGGCTCAGAGGTAGGAGCCTTCAGCTCACGCTCAAAAGCGTCCAGACGATCCTGACGATCGATTTCTTTGCCGAGATTGACGATATCCTGCTCCATGCGCTCATAGGTCTCGGTGTCCTCAGCAGACAGGATGCCATTCTTGTCGCGGTGGGAATCCAGGAAGGCCTTGGCCTGTTCCCAGATGCGGGCGCGCTGATTACGAAGTTCGTTGGTAGTGTTCATTTGTGTGCCCTCCTTAAGGCTTAATAAGATTAAGCCGCGCCATCAGTTCATCGATGGTGCGGCCTGGTTTGACCTCCGGTTCCTCCGGAGCAGGTTCTTCTTTCACCGGTTCCGGTTCAGGCTCCGCTTTTTCTGCGGGCTTTGCCTTCGCAGTGATTTTGTTGAGCAGTGCGTTTTCAACTGCTCTGCCTGAAAAAGCATAGGCGGGCACATCGACCGCCAGCTTTTCATCGGTGAGGATGTCATCCGCAAAGCCGAGCTCTACGGCTTTGTTGGCGTTCATCCAGGTTTCGCTGTCCATGAGATGAGACAGCTTTGCACGGGAAAGATTCGTCTTGATCTCATAGGCATTGATGATGCTTTCCTTCACTTCGTCCAGCATTGCAATGGCCTTCTGCATATCCGTATGGTCACCGAATGCAACAGTCATGGGATTGTGAATCATCATTGAGTGCCGTCGGTGCCATGAGGACTTCGTACCAGCCATAGCGATAACAGAAGCTGCGGAAGCCGCAACGCCATCGATCTTGACGGTTACATTCCCCTTGTAGTCCATGAGCATGGAGTAGATCTGGCTGGCAGCAATACAGTCGCCGCCGGGGCTGTTGATCCAGATGACGATGTCTCCGTCACCGGCGAAAAGCTCCTTTCGGAACATTGCCGGAGTGATTTCATCGTCAAACCAGCTCTCCTCGGCAATCGTGCCGTACAGTTCAAGGACCCGTGCTTCGGTTCCTTCGCCATCCGCCTGATCCTTCCACGTCCAAAACTTCTTCGTCTTTGGTTTCATCCGGTTCGTTTTCCTCCTCTCCAGTTGATGCAGTATTGCTTTGCGCAAAAGCACCCGCCTGCTTCAGCGGGAGCATATTGCCATTGATGAGATACAGATCTCCGCCTTCCTCAGCCGGGATCCGGTCAAGGTTCTCCAGCTCCCGGATATCATTGGCGGACATCCAGCCGTTTTGGCGGGCCGTATAGCCGTTCATACGGCTTGCATAGTCGCCGCGAAGCAGTCCTTCCAGATTGAACTTCACAAAGTACTGCTTCTTTTCATTCTCCGAAAGTAGTGAGCGAGCAATGGACTGCTCCCATCTCACGACCCACGGGTCCAGCGTGTACTTCACGAACTCCAGGGACTGTTGCTCAATATTAGAAAAGCTCGACTTTTCCAGGTCTCCGACCATGTGCGGCGGGACACGGAAAATTCGAGCGATCTCATTGATTTGGAATTTGCGGGTCTCCAGGAATTGTGCCTGCTCAGGTGAAATGGAGATGGGCGTGTATTTCATGCCTTCTTCCAGCACGGCGATCTTGCCACTGTTGGAGCTGCCGCCAAACTGACTTTGCCATGCTTCACGCACACGCTGCGGGTCCTTGATGGTACCCGGGTGTTCCAGCACGCCAGACGGAGCAGCGCCGTTGGCAAAAAACTTAGCCCCGTACTCTTCTGTGGCAATAGCAAGTCCAATGGCGTTCTTCGCCATTGCGATCGGCGAGTATCCGACCAAGCCATCAAAGCCCAGGCCTGGAATGTGCAGCACATCTTTTGGCAGCAGGATCACGCGGCCGGTTTCGGCGGTCTTGGCTTCCTCTGCGGAACGCGTGTACGTGTAGTACAGCTGCCCGTTCTCATCCCGCTCCACCGACATTTTGTTCGGCATGAGCGGATACAGAGCCATGACCTCGCCTTTTCCGTTTCTTATGATCTGCGCATAGGCATTGCCCCAGAGCAGCAGGTGCGTCATGAGAGTTTCTCGGAAGACGAACGAACTCATCTCCGGGTTGGGCTCATCATGGAGCAGCAAGTACAACGGATGGTCCGTTGCTTTCTCCTTTCCACCTGAATCGGTATATCTATATAGGTGGAGTGGAAGACCCGCGATCGCTTCTGCCAGAATGCGTACACAGGAATACACGGCGGTCATCTGCATAGCAGATCGCTCCGTCACGATCTTTCCTGCAGTTGATCCGCCCATGAAAAAGGTATAGCTGCTTCCGGCTGTACGGTTTTCAGGCTTATCTCTCGCTTTGAATATGCTTGTCAACAGGCTCACTTGTTGATCCTCCTTATGCTAATTGGCCGCGCTTGTCCATCAGACGAACAATAGTCCTCTCGAATCATACACAGACTCGGTACTGCTTTGGTGCCGGATCGCACGGTCAAGTGCCATAATCGTGGCGACCGCACCATCGATACGTTCAGTGCTCTTCTCCTTGTCCGGCTTTATGTTCCCTGCCGGATCTGTCCGCACATAGATGTTATCCATCATCCACCGGAGCGGAGCATTCCCGCCGTGAGCGATCCTGCCTTCCAGGACAAGCTTCATCAGCTCTTTAGTCGGCGGAGACATATCTTTGAAGCCCTGGCCGAACGGGACGATCGTGAAACCTGCATCGGCAAGGTCCTGGCTCATTTGCACGGCACCCCAACGGTCATAGGCAATTTCCTTGATGTTGTATTTGGTTCCGAGCTCTGTAATGAACTTCTCAATGAAGCCATAATGAATGACATTCCCTTCGGTGGCCAGTGCTGTCCCCTGGGCCTTCCAAACATCATACGGAACATGATCGCGTCGTACCCGCAGGTCGATCGTATCCTCCGGTACCCAGAAATACGGGAGGATGTAATACGGTTCGTTCTCCTCGCGGGGCGGAAACACAAGAACAAATGCCGTGATATCTGTACTGCTCGACAGGTCAAGTCCACCGTAGCATTCACGGCCAATCAGCGCATCCGGGTTGACCGGTTTAGCGCACTTGTCCCAGGCGTCCATTGGCATCCAGCGGACGCTCTGTTTCACCCATTGATTCAACCGCAGTTGTCGGAACAGGTTCTCCTCGGCAGGGTTGTCCTTTGCACTCTGGTAGGCAGCGCGGAGTTTTTCTATATCCACGGTCACATCCAGTGACGGGTTGGCCTTGTACCAGTTGCGTTCATCTGCCCAGTCGGCGTTGTCATCGATGCCGTAAATCACAGGGTAAAATGTCGGGTCGAACTTTCTACCAGCGAGGATATCTTCCGCCTTCTGATGAACCTCCCAGCAAATGCTGTTCCGGTCGGTGCCCGCAGTCGTGATCAAGAAGAATAACGGCTGCTTCCGTGCATCACCGGAGCCGTGAGTCATGACGTCATACAGCAGCCGGTTCGGCTGGGCGTGAAGCTCATCGAAAACGACACCGTGAACGTTCAGACCGTGCTTCGTATACGATTCTGCTGACAGCACCTGATAAAAGCTGTTCAGTGGTGTGTATACCAGTCGCTTCTGGGAAAGTACCGGCTTGATCCGCTTCTTGAGCGCCGGACATTGCTCCACCATCTGGCAGGCAACGTCGAACACAATTGAAGCCTGCTGCCGATCCGCAGCGCAGCCATATACCTCCGCGCCCCATTCTCCGTCTCCAGCCAAAAGATAAAGAGCGACCGCTGCTGCGAGTTCGCTCTTTCCTTGCTTCTTGGGTATCTCAATATAGGCTGTGTTGTACTGCCTATAACCATTTTCCTTGACTGTCCCGAACACATCCCGGACAACTTTCTCCTGCCATGGCAGCAGTTCGAAGTTCTTCCCATGCCACGCTCCTTTAGTGTGCTTCAAAGCGGAGATGAAGGCAACGGCGCGATCGGCGAGGCTTGCGTTCGTTATGATTTTCTTTTCCGGGACAATAATTCTCTGATCCGCCAATCGCTTTGTCCCTCCTTATTTCGACAAAAAACGACAGCGTTTGACGCTGCCGTTCTTGGCTTAATCTTCAGTTGATATGATCTCGACTTCTTCGTCGATGCATACCAGATCGACTTCCTCTCGCAGGATCCTCAGTGCCTCTTCATAGCTGCCGCTTGCGAATACACGGTCTCGCAGGCTGTTGAAGGCGTCGATTCTGTTTTGCTTTCGCATGGCCTTCTGGACCATGCCCAGGATGTAGAAGATGTTGCCGCTTTCCGCCTCTCTTGAGAAGAAGATCATCGGTTTGCTCATCTCTCATCCTCCTCAGTATTCACTTGGGTACAGGACCGTGATTGTCTGCTCGGTTGCCAGCGCATCATCGTTGATGATCCAGATTTTTCCCAACTTGGTCTTGTATACACCCATGATTCTGCCGCCGGTCAGCATGGCGTTCACGTTCATCTCGAAGTCCTCACCGCACATGGTCCCCCAGTCGTTGTCGACGAAGCGCTCCATGGCGCTGGTGACCTGGTAGGCGAACAGACTGTCTTCGCCCATATCCTTTGCGATCCCGCTCGTCATATAGAAGTTTCTTTTTGCCATGTCACTGATCTCCTTCCTCGTCGATTCTTCTGCAGAGGTCTTCACCGTAGGCCACCGACAAGGTGCTTCCGTTGTCCCAGCGCACCATGATGCTGCCGATGTCATCGACCCCGAAGACCGTTCCTTCTGTCCCAACCGGAGGTGTCTGGATGTCATCCATCCTGACGAGCACCACCCTGCAGCCTCTTGGGTACTCCTGGCGCATGCGCTTGACCGTCTCTCTGCTGATCCCGAACATCATCGCACCTCCTCAGTTGTACTGATGGAGGAGGATCTCCATCGCCGTTTCGGTCTCATCGTCGACCGGCTTCACATCCCAGCCGCGATCGTAGTTGCACACGGTCTCTCCTTTGCGGGTCATCATCATCTTGGACACGCGGCCTTCGTTGATGCCGTACGTAGATCCCGTCTCATACTGCTTTACCCAGTAGTGGTAGATGCCGCTGCCGACGCGGATGGCACCTTCCTGCCAGCCGTTGCCTGCAGGTTTCGGCTCCCTGACCTTGATTTTGAAGGTCAGGTGGCCGCTGTCGTTCATGCTGAAGTCTTCCACCGGGCAGCTGCTGTATTCGAGGGGGATGCTGTGTGCACTGCCGCTGTACACGTTCTTGCGGTACTTGGCGTTTACCAGGGTGACCTTGGCGTTCTGGTCGAGCAGGTCGTAGAAGCTTTCGAGTGTGATCATCGTTTTTTCCTCCTTACATTTCCTTGATCGTGACATTGTCTTCCGCATCGTGGCGGACTGTGTACCGCTTCTCGCGTCCAGCCCTGTCCTTCGTGATGACCCGGATGTCGCCTTCGAAGGCTCTGTACATCCGTTCGATCTTCTCTCCCTCCGGGAGCTGGGCCTTGATTTGGTTGATGTGTTTTTCTGTCATGCTTGGTGCCTCCTTGTTTTTGGTAGGACAAAGAAGCCAGAAAGAAAGAGGAAAGTCCAGAGAAAAAGCGATGAATTAGCAATTAGGACATAAGAAAAAAGCGTCCGCAGGATTCTGTCCTGCGTCGCTGTTTCTGTCCTTATTTGATCATCTTGAGTGCCTCGATCGTACCGTCGGCGAACAGGCGCTTGATGTGCTCGATTGCCCGCTCCTCCTGCCAGCCGCAGGTCTCCGTGTAGTATTTCATGAGCGTCTCGATCCCCTCCACGCTGGTGCCGGTGCTCTCGCACAGTTCGGCGAGATCCGGGTGCACCCTGCGCTTGGCGTTTAGCTTTTCGACGGCGGCTGCCGCAGCCTTCTCAGCTTTACCTGCGTCCATGAATCCGATCTCCGCTTTTTCGAAGGCGTTGAATTCTTCCTCGGTCATGTCCTCGCCCGCGAGCTCCCACAGTGCATCGTGTGCCTGCATGGCGCAGGTGGCTGCGATCCGGGCGGTGTCCGCCAGCTTCCATGCCTTTCGGCATTCGCCTTCGCGTGCGTACTCGATCGCGATCTTGCTGTAGTGGCTGGCTGCCGTGCCTTCGTAGTCGCAGGCGGCTGCGGCTTCTCTTCTGTTTTCGTACATGGTTGTTGCCTCCCTTGTTTATGGTAAGGGAATTAAGACAGAAGAAAGAGGGAAAGTCCAGACTTTTTCTGCGGAAAAGGAAGCTTTAGCAATCAGAACACATTTGCTTCCACGATCCGTTTCTTGCCGTCGCGGACGAGTTCTGCCCGATCCGTCCCGGTGAACTTCAACCAGCGTTTCACGATCACATCTGCATACTTTGGATCCAACTCCATCGTGTAGCAGGATCTGCCGAGCTGCTCGCAGGTGATTAACGTACTGCCGCTGCCGCCGAATGTATCGAGCACGATATCTCCCTGGCGTGAGCTGTTCTTGATCAGCCGGGCCAGCAGTTTCAGCGGCTTCATCGTCGGATGATCTCCGTTCCTCGCGGGCTTGTTTTCGTCGATCACAGTCGTTGATATCTTGTCGCTGAATAGCTCTCGCAGCAGCTCGCGCATCTCTTCCTTCTTCAGCTTATTGATGTCGATGCGCTTGTCTTCGATCACCGACGCATGGGTCCGATCATCGATGAAGTAATGCGATCCGCCGTCTGTCCAACCATAGATGCAGGCCTCATGTTTCCACTGGTAATCCTGATGCCCCATGGTGAAGGAATTCTTGTTCCAGATCAGCATCTGGCGCACCTGTCCGAGCGCTTCATTCGTAGCTCGCCGGAATGCACCGCCAACCGTCTCTGCATGCCAGATATAAAACGGAGTGCCCGGTTTCATGACTTCGTGCATCCGCGAGAAAGCCGAGACCAGGAAAACATAGAACTGCTCCTCCGGCATGTTGTCATTCTGGATCGTCAGTCCATTGCTGCCCTCATAGGCCACGTTATACGGTGGGTCTGTCACGACCAAATCCGCCTGCTTGCCGCCCATGAGTTCAGCCACATCCTTTTTCACCGTGCTGTCTCCGCAATATAGAACATGCCTGCCCAGGAGCCAGCGATCGCCAGGTTTGGAGAACGGCTGTGCACCTTCTGGTGCAGCCTCTGGAGGATCATCCTCCTTGATCTCACTCTGGTCATCGAACAGATCGCTCATCTCGCTGACATCGAAGCCGGTGAGTGTCGCATCAAAGCCGCTCTCATCCAAATCACGCAACAAAGCCGTCAGAAGCGGGACATCCCATGCGCCGCTGATCTTGTTCAGCGCTACGTTCAGGGCTTTCTCCTTCTGTTCGTCGAGGTCCAAAACGACGCAGTCTACTTCGGTGTATCCAAGATGCTGCAGCACTTTGAGCCGCTGGTGGCCGCCGACAACAATGCCGGTGCGCCGATTCCAAATGATCGGCTCCACATAGCCGAACTCCTCGACGCTTCGTCTCAGCTTTTCAAACTCAGGATCGCCGGGCTTCAGGTCTTTCCTCGGATTGTACTTGGCAGGCAGGAGCTGAGATACCGGGACCTTTTCAATGTTCATACCAGACCCCACTCCGCGAACTTTTCAAAGCCGCCAATCGCCCGGATGTAGTCGCGAGCAATTCGGACGATCTCTGAATATGGTCTGCCGTCCACTGTGTCATCGCCGATCGCGCAGCAAAGCTCCACGGGGACTCCGTCCCGCTGTGCCTTCAACCATGCATAGATGTTGACGCTGACGTCGGCCTTGCTAAGGTCCTTGCCATGCAGACCGCCGCCAGTGACACTGTCGGCCATATCGCTTCCGAGTTTTCGGTTCGTTGCACCGGTGTCCACGTCAGTGCCGCCCGTCCAATCACCCAACGGGTTAATCTCTGCCGCTGGGAACAGGATCTGTAGATCCTCCTTGGCAGCATTACTCTGGCAAAGGATGAGCCGATCCCCATCAAGAATGTATTTGCCATCAGTGGGGTATTCGGCAAAGATCTTGCGGGCGATCTTTGACAGCGCACGCTGTTCGTCCGTCACCGGGACGCCACGGAAGATGCCGTTATCTCCACATCGCACAGTCTTTGCCTGGTTCCTTGCAAGAATCGCATCCTGGGCGACCTCATGGTAGTTGACAACCACGTTCCCTGCGATCCGTTCAACTGCCGCAATGATCTCCGTTACAGGGAGATGCACGGAGCTTTCGGCAACGATATAGCAAATCCCATGCCCAACGAGCACTTCCACCGCGATCTTAGGATTCGTATCTTCGTTATACGCCATGTCCACGATCGCTCCTGCGATTCTGTCTGCAATCTTATCCGGATGTGCCGGATTCACTTTCTCGTACATCTTCGTTTTCCTCCAGCAAAAAGTTTTCGTATGGTACTCCCATGTATTCCAGCACTTCACGCATGCCCAGACCGCCCTTGTCCCAGGACCTCATGCAGTATCTCCATAGTTTTGGATGCGTTTTCTGCAGTCGCTGGAATCGGTTCGGCTCCGGGTCAAGGTGTACGCCGAACATACAGAAGATGCAGCCCGTTCGTACGTAGCCCATGTCGTAGACCTTGCAGTATGGGATGTTGTATTTGTGGATGTACTCCCACACATCATCGTCCGTCCAGAAACTCATAGGTGCAGAGATCGCTTTCTTATTATCGAAAGCATTGCAGCCGTACCGGATCCAATTGCTGGTTCTCAGCGCCGACTCCGACGCCATCGTTCCTACGATAGCAACTCTGCCTGTTTCCTTGGCATACTTGTTGATGGGCTTTTTCTTCATCTCCATGCAGCAACCAGCGCCGACGTCAAACGGCGCGTTGAGCATGTACTTCCATCGTTCAGCGATCTTGAAGCGGGACGGCTCACCGTTGGTCCGGATGCCATAGAAGTACTTCTGGATATCATAGGTATTCTTCTGGCCGAGTCGGATCCTGTGAATCCATTCCGCCTGTTCTTTCGAGATGCACGGATAGCCGCATTTCTGAATGACCTGGCGGAATGTGAGCTCCGGCTTTACCCAAACGACGTTTTCCTTGGTTTTCACGAATTCCCGGATCTCCGGGAATTCCAGGCCGGTGTCACTGTAAACGGCGACGATCTCCGGGTAGAGTCTTCGGCAGATGTCCAGGAGAACGGTGCTGTCCTTGCCCCCTGAGAAAGATACATACACGCCGTCGACTCCCCAATGGTTCACCCATTCACGGATTCGAAGCTCTGTCTTCTTGATCTTCAGATCCAGGGGAAGCGCCTGCAGCTGCCTGAGCTCTGCAAGCGTATGCTTGCTCTTAATCTCCTCCATCGGCCATCACCCTTTCTGCCTTCTGGCCGGTGAATTGCTCCCAGCGTTTCACAGCCAGATCGCAATACTCGGGCGTTTTCTCCATAGCATAGCAAACCCGCTCGGCCTGCTCGCAGGCGATGATAGTGGTCCCGCTCCCGCTGAAGGGTTCAACGACGATATCTCCGCGATCGCTATGCATCTTGATGCAGCGCCAGGGCAGCTCCACGGGGAACATGGCCGGGTGGTCCTTGTTTGCGCGAACTGTGTTCATCTCCCAAATACCAGCATAGCCCCAGTTCTTTCGCTCCTCTTTGGTGAGGCGCTTGACGAATCGGTAAGCATGACCGGCATAGGCAGACAGCCACATGTACTCCTGGTCGTTGTACTCCACGTCGCCATTCTTGCTGAACGCGGAAATGTATTCATACTGCTGCACAGGCTTGTTCGTTACCAGATGGTACGGTCCAACACCGAAGTTCTGGCCCTGCTTCTTCCAGATGCGAATCCAAATCGGGCGGAATCCCTGATCGGCAAACAGCTGCGAAGAGTAGAAGTTCGTCGGCTCAATGAATTGCGTTCCTGTGGCGTACAGATCGCCGAGGTTCCAGCAGACGATGCCCGCGTACCGGGTCAGGTTCTTGACCACCGGCCGCATGGTATCAAACCAAGGCTCAATGCCTTTCGTCTCATAATCTTTACCGACGCCGTAGGGAGGAGAGGTTACCGACATCTGGGCTTTATTGCCGTTCATGAGCTTGGCGAAATCCACTTCCGAGGTAGAATCGCCACACATCAGCCGATGCACGCCCAGCTTCCAGATGTCGCCAGGTTTCGTGATAGCTCCTTTGGCTTTGATCTTCTCGGTCTCTTCGTCTACATCGAAGTCATCCTGGACCGCTTCCTTGGAATAGAAAGCGTTGAGAAGCTCATCAACCTCGGCAGCATCAAAACCGGTCATAGTCACATCAAATTCGCTGCCGTCAAACTCTGTGAGCAAAGCAGCCAACTTGTCCTTGTCCCATTCACCCTGAATCTTGTTGAGGGCCACGTTGAGGGACTTTTCCCGCATCGGCTCCAGGTCCACCACAACGCAGTCGATCTCTGTGATCCCGAGATCCTTCATCACCGTCAACCGCTGATGGCCGCCAACCACGTTTCCGGTCTGCTTGTTCCAGATGACCGGCTCCACGTAACCAAACTCGGTAATGCTGCGCTTGAGCTTTTCATACTCTGCGTCGCCGGGTTTAAGTGTTTTGCGCGGATTGTATTCCGCTGCCCGCAGCTTATCTACGGGAATCTTTTCTATCTGCATTATTCCTCCTATCCGAGCAGACGCTCCATCAGATCGTCATTCGGGTTACTGGCACCAATGGGCGTCTCGCAGTTGTCCTTTACGATCTGGTAGATCTGCAGCCAGAGCACATTTGCTTGCTTCAAAAATGAAATGCCCATATTCACATACGGGCTTGCGATCGGCAGCTGAGTAGTCGGATGCTTGGCCAGCAGGCCATACTGGTTAATGCCTTCCTCGCACTGGATCCAGCGCTGCATGTATAGCGCATACTGCTCGATCAGTTCTTTCTTTACATAGATGGCGCACCCGCGTTCATCGAGCCATCTCCAGGTTTCCTCATAAATCTGAGGGGCAAGATTCTGCTGTGAATTCTTGGTGACCTGTTTCAGATACTCAGATACCGGTGGCATATCTTCACCGTGCATGTTCGTCTCTTTCATGCCGAACTGCAGCTTTGTCAGCGGTGCCTTGCCTGGATTACCGTCTATGATCTTTTCAGAGAGCGCTTTTTTCTTTCGTCCAGCGCCGGGACGCGCACCGCCATGGCCGTTTGCCATCCACGCCGCCTCCTGTTCCTCTTGATAACTTGAAAACCCGGGGGTATTCCCCTTCTTGATTTCCCGATTTTTTCTTCGTGACCCACCGCCGTTGTCCAGGGAATCAAGTTTTCAAGATTGAGATCCCCCTACCCCTCGAGCTTCCACGTCCGCCCGTTCACGATGTCATTCACATGTCTTCTGCTAATAGAAAAGGCATCCGCAATCTCCTTTTGCGAATGCCCCTTTACGTACAACTCACGCATCATTTTCACTTGTGCTTCGGTAAGCTTGGCCGCCACCGCCTGCTCGCCCCGGCGAAGGCACGATGCTGTCCCATGACGAACCGCATCCTGCGCATTCTCCTGTGGCGTGCCCCAGCAGATATTGGCCAGGTGGTTATCTGTGGCGACCCCATTGAGGTGTCGGCACACATATCCCTGTGGCCGCCTGCCAACGTAAGTCTCCAGTATCAGCTTATGGACCGGCTCAACATGCCGCTGTACCGGATGCTGCTGATCCCGGACGTTGACCCGGTAATACCCGTTGTGCTTGCGCTTCGGCAGCTTTCTGGTCACACCGCAGCGATCAGTCAGGATCTCTCCATCCGTTGTGGCATAGTATCCCGGGTAGCCTGGTATCTCTTTGATCATCGGTACGCCTTCCGATCTCCGAGCTGGATATGTTTCTTAGTATGGCACGACTGGCATAAGGCCATCAGGTTACTCACTTCATTTGTACCGCCACGGGATACCGGGAGTATATGATGTACTTCTTCGGCGAGAACCATCTTGCCATCCTTAAAGCATTCCTCGCAGAACGGGTGCTCCTTGATGTAGCGGTTGCGGATCCTTTTCCAGCTGCGGCCATATTTCTTATGCACATCCGCCGCCCGCTCATATTGATCGTATTGTCTTCGCGCTTCCTTACGATGCTTATCACAGTAGGTCCCATCCGTCAGGTTCGGACAGCCAGGATAAGCGCAAGGCTTCTTAGGCTTTCTGGGCATAGAATCACTTCTTTCTGCGAAACCGATGTCGGACCCAGTATTTGAATACATACCAGCACTGTTCCAGTGCGCTCACTTTCCTGTACGGCATGGTCTGCGCCTCCTTCCCGAATTTGAGCATAAAAAATGCCCCGTGGGATTTCTCCCACGAGGCAGATCCTTATTCTCTTGGTGATTCTAATATTATCACACTTTGGAACTCTCATTCAATACAGTTTACTCTCATCTTTTCAGGAGCCGATCACAAACTTCCAAAGCATCATTATGTATCCTGAAAATATGTTGGCTGCTGTATCCCATGTCAACCGAGATTTGTTCCCACGGCTGGTAGTTCAGATACCGCTTTTCCAGCACGGCTTGCTGTTCATCGCTGGGTATCTGCTTGATCAGAGTAACGATTGCCCTTTTGAGATCCACCAGTTCATCAATGTCGTGGTTGATTTCTTCCTGCAGATCGACGATCTTCACGATGATGGTTTCCAACTTTGAAGTCCCACGGTTCGGACTGTGAGGCATTCCCGAAAGGACACTGGTCGCGTTAGTGGCCAATGTGTTCAGTCCATCCAGCTGCTTGATTTTTGCGTTTATCCGCGCATCAAGGAATCTCGCCTGGGAAAGGTACTCTTTCGCGTTCATCCTCACACCTCCAGTCCTTCGATTATCTGCCTAACATCATCCACGCTTCGGACTACGGAAGCCGTTCCTCCAGCTTGTCGAATTTTGTCGATTGTCGCCGCCTGCAGCTTTGTCGGCTGATTTTTTCCGACTTTTGCCTCCAGCCCGACGAACCGCCCCTTGAAGCATACGATGATGTCTGGGATCCCGGCAGTACCATATTGTCCACCGTGTTCTTTCCAAAAGAAACATTCCGGAAGCGTACCAAGGTATCTTCTGATGCTTTGAATGAGTGTTGCTTCGTTCATGCTGCTTCCCGGAGGAAATGACCATATGGAGGATTTTCTGGAATCTTTTTTATATCTCTCCTCACATATGACTTTTTAAGAAAAACCTCCAGTATCCTCCTTTCCTCCGTAACTTAGAGCACGGATGCACTGCCGCGGAGTCTGAAACCGTACCATTCGAAGACACCCGCCGCATTGCGCCGTTTCGTAAAGCCGCGCTCGAGCAATTTCTGGCTGAACGGTCGCTGGGTAAGCGCATATTCGCCGTTCTCCTTACACCACTCATCATAGGTCGCCCGCAGCATTTTATTGGAAACACGGTCCTGATCGGAGACCTCACAGCATTCTTCAAAGAAGTTGGTAAACGAGTCCATCTCTGTCTTGTACTCTGAGATCGCCTTTTTTACATAGTCCGGCTCCTTCAAGCCTTCCTGCTGCCAAAGGAGACAGCCTTTGACCGCCCAGGCAAGGATCCCCGGCAGCTCTGCGCTGATAATCTTCTCCGCGAAGTGCTTGTCCCGGTTTGCCTCCGTAAAGGTATTGATGAACGGCATGATCTTGATCCGTCGCCAGATTGAATTGGTCGTGTCCCGGATCACCGGCTTGTGATTTACGGCAAGGAAGACCTTGAACTGCGGGATGTACTCAAAAAACTCACCATACAGGAAGCGCGTCACCAGCTTATCTCCGCCAGTCATCGATTTAATCAGCGATTCCGCAAGGCGCTTGTTTTCCTCCATTTCAATGGCCGTCACAAACCTGGCTCCTTTGAGCCTGGCCACATCGTTATTGACGCTCTCATTTTTCTTCATCATGAAAGTGTCCGATGAGGTGCTCTGGGCGTAGGTATTCAAGACCTCGGAGAAGATATTGAGCAGCGTTGACTTGCCATTGCTGCCTGTGCCGTAGAGGATGAAGACCGCTTGCTCAGAAATGTCTCCTGTCAGAGCATAGCCGAGCGCCTTCTGAATGTACTTCTGCATCTCTTCGTCACCAGCCGTCACCGTGTCCAGAAGCTTGCTCCAAAGAGGCGTTGGGCAGGATGGATCGTATTCCGCATTGCAGATCCGGGTGATGTAGTCCGCTTTATCGAACGGCTGCAGCTTTCCGGTTTTCAGGTTGATCGTGCCATTCTGACAGGTCATCAGCCAGGGATTGGAATCCCAAAGATCTGGCGAGACAGCTATCTCCTTTTTCCCTGATGCGAGCTGCAGGAGGATCTTCACCTTGTTCCCGTTTTCGCTGCGGATCGCATGCTGAAGAAGGGCCTTTCTCTGATCGCCTTCCGGCAATAGGTCAGCATACGAGTACATGCTCCTGATGCACTGAATCGCGTACTCGATGATTGTTCCGTCATCCTGTTCCCAGAACTTGCCATTCCAAACAAACCATTTCTTGTAGATGCTGCAGTATTTCACATCATCCTTGAACATGGCCACAAAGCGCTCGGCATTCCCGACGTCGGTCAGCTTGTACTCCATGCTGTCATCCTCCGGCTGATACCGCGTAATACTCTTTGCGATCTGGACCACAGTTTCATCGTCCAGAGGCGGAGACAGACGATCCTTGTTTTCCGCACGAAGAGTAGCGATGATGCCTTCTTCGCTGATGCCTTTCCTTCGGAGGCTGCCCGCCAGAGAGGTCAGGTGATTATTCCGGCTGCCTTCCGTGATCTTTCTCCTTGGCGAGCTGCTGGCCTGAGCCTTCTTCTTTACGAATTGCGTCCCGACCTTCTGGATCTCCTTCACCAGCCAATCAGGCATATCTGCCGCCTGCATCTCAAAGGGAGAATGTCCAGGATCCCATGCATAAGGGTTCCCACTCGCATGCATGCTGGGTGCCGCAACAATCAGGCCACCTTGCGTCCGAACATCAAGACCATCGCGGAATCCGACCACATTCTTGAGGCAGAGTTCTTCAGTGTACTTGAAAATGTAGTGCTTGCCACCGCTGCCGGTAGTTGCCGTGATCGTATCGGGCAGGTCACCGAATTCACTTACCAGGTCAGCCAAACTCTTTTCACCGTCATGCCGGGTATCTACATCCAAGGCCACAAGCCCGCTCTTTTCTCCCATCGGGATCCCGATATTAGCCATAGGCGCATGGGACCACCAATCCTCGATCTTCTCAGGATCGGTCGTAGCCTCTTCGCCCCAGTTCTTGATCCGCGGGTGTTTTCCTTTCGCCTGGCACATTGCACCAAGTCTGCAGGAGCAATTGCCGTCCTTCTTAATCCAATGCAGTGGAAAGACCGGGATGCCATGTTCTGCGTAGCGCAAAGCTTCATCTTTCAATTTCATAGGTTTCCTCCATTCTCTCTTTGAAGAAACGAAGCGGCTTATTCAGCCGGTGCGCCTCCTCGATCTCCGCCTCCATGCCAGTTGAGTATTCGGTGCCGAACACCCATACCTCATCGCATAGTGCCAGTAACGCCTGCCCGAAGAGCAGCCCGATTTCGCGCTCATTTGTGCTGTTATCATCCAAAATCTGAGGGTACATAAGATGACTTGCGATGGGAATGCGCTGCTGCCCAATGACATAGCGGCAATAGCGAATTGCCTCCGCCGTGTTTACAATCACATTCCCCGCATATCTTGAAACGACATACACCTTCGGCAAGGCCTTGATCTTCTCTTTCTTGGAGGTCTTTTTCTGCTTCTCTCGGTATTCCTTCATAACCTTTGACATAGCTGCACCCGCTGTCGGGTCGGCATAACCTTCCTTGTTTCTATACATACTCACTCCTCCAGTTCCGAGAGCTTTCCGAAGCAGGTCCCGTGTTCGCCTTCAGCAACGATAGGGATATCAAATGCCGGGAAAGGCTGCCGCTCCATTGCTATGCGAATAACCTGAATTGCTTCTGCTTCATAGCCGTCATCGACTTCGAAAAGTAGCTCATCGTGGATCTGCAGAATGGGCCGGATATACGGTCTGTCCTTCAGTTCCGCAATAAGCTCTCGCATCGACAGTTTGAGGATCTCCGCTGCGGTGCCCTGGATCGGAGTATTCAACGCGCATCGTTCTGAGAAACTGCGCTTCACCCAGTCGTTGCTCTTGATATTCGGTAGATAACGCCTCCGGCCAAACGATGTCTCACTGTATCCGTCAATTCTTGCTTTTTTGACTGTCTTGTCCTGCCATTCGGAGAGGCCAGGATAACCGGCTTTCAGATTGGCGATGATCATCTCACAGTCGCGGATCGGTTTATCCAATCCAGCCTTGAACTTCAAAGTCTTCTGCAGGCCTCTCGGAAACAAGCCGTAGAATGTCCCGAAGTTCACGTTCTTTGCGATCGTCCGGCGCTCCTTGTAATCCGGGTTTTCCTTATCCACAGCCTCCGCAACAGGGATATTGAAGATAACCGATGTCGTGCTTGCATGAATATCTCCGCCGTTCCGGTATGTGTCCATCATCGTCTTGTCCCGGCAGTAGAAGGCCCCGACACGCAGCTCGATCTGGGAAAAATCAAAGTCCAGAAAGCTTGTGCCCTGCGGTGCAACAACAAACTGGCGAACGCCGATCGGGTCGCTGCCCTTGCGCGGCATGTTCTGAAGATTGGGGCGATTGGCCGCGAATCTGCCAGTCTCGGTGCCCATAGGCATAAGGTTCGGATGGAGTCTGCCAGTTGCGGAATCGATCCACTTCATATAGCCGTCGATGTACGTACTCTTGATCTTCGCCCATTTCCGGAATTCCTGCACAGTATCGAAGAACTCGATCAGGTCAGGCCGGTGTTTCTTGCAGAATTCCTGCAGCATCTGAAGCGCCTGATCATCTGCTGCTTCCTGGAGCTTTGCCGTGACCTTCACCACGGGCAGCTTTTCTGTCCGGTATAGGAAATCCTTGAATTCTCTGGTTCCGCAGTTGTCACCGATCTTGATGTCTCCCGTGACGAACAGGATCTTCTCCCGCAGCTCTGCCAGCTTCTCTTCTGCTTCCCGACGCTTTTCCTCCATGAGCGCGATATCCACCGGAACGCCGTTGTACTTCATCATGCCGGTAAACACAGCGGTCGGGCTTTCGATCTGCTCGCAGATAAACCGGTGCTTCGGGATGTTGTGCTCAAACCAGGCATTGAATTTGTCGTAGAGCTGCAAGGTCCAGTCACTGTCTGCACAGGCATACCGGCAGGTCTCCCAATCATCTGGATCCAGTTCATCGAAGTATCTGCCCTGAACAACGGACTCAAAGGTGGGCAGCTCCACACCATAGAGATACGGCACCAGCGTCTTCAAGCCGCTGTCATGAAGATCCCGGAACTGATCATCATCCTTCAAGGTGAGCTGCGCGGCTACGATCGTGTCGTAAACCGGCTCCTGGATCACAATGCCGTACTTGTAGAGGAACATCGCCTCAAAGGCCAGATTGTGTGCTATCTTTGTAACCTGCTTATTGAAGAAAAGCCGCTCAGCAAGGTAATCAAGGATCTCTTTCGGATCGGCATTCTTTCCCTTGCGATGACGCAGCGGGACATATCTCGCGGTACCGGCTTTGACGGAAAACGAGATCCCTGTGATATCTGCTTTATGGGCGTCCAACGCCGAAAACTCTTCCTCTCTGTATTCTTCCGTGCCGGATGTCTCGAAGTCGAAGGCCACAACATTGCTGCTGCCAAGATATTCATCGATCTCGCTGATCGAGCGGATCGTCTTATAGTCTTCCATGTCATACTCCTTTCGGAGGAGGCACCGTTTAAGGCACGGTGCCTCCTATTTGCTTTATTCGGGGTCCGTATCCAGGACCTGGACGGCCAGCGACTTGACCTGCGTGCTCATGATCTGCACATTCTTCTGCTCCTCGGGAGACAGGATGCGGTCCATACTGCACACGACTTGGCTGTACGTAATGCCGGTAGCATTCTGTGCCTTCTTGAGAGAAAACGTCGTGACCACGCTGCTGGTTTTTCTACCTTTCTGGACCAGTCGCGTCACATACTTGGTGAAGTCAGCCAGCGATCCGGTAGGCAAGGTCAGGATCACGGGGAGGATCTCACCCTCCCGGAGGAGAAACAGACGACGCTTCTGTTTACAGGCCATCCCGCCATTCTCGCCGCTTCCGAACTTGGAAAGCGGGCACTTGGCACATTCCGTGAATTCTCCAGTTTCATACTGGACGCCGAACTTGCCATCCATGCTGCTGCAATCGGGAGGCATGCTGCCGCCGCTGAACTTCTCTTTGTAGTAAGAGAACATCGGGTGGTGATACAGGATTACTGCTTTGAACTGCTTTACGCTGTCAGGGCTGGACGGGTCATCGCCGGGGACCTCGAAGCTCAGGCCGCCACCGGCCGGGATGCTGATCTTGTCAAAGGAAGGACGAAGGCCTTCCATCTCTTCGCTGAACAGGTCGTTCAGATTGACCGTCTCGGTCAGGAAACCCGCGCTCTCAACGGTTGCGATTTCAGTATTGCTCATGATTCAAATCTCCTTATCGTGATTTCATTACACGGATGCTGGGCTGCTCGTAGATGCGGATCACGCCGTCAAGCCATTCCGGCAGCACATCATCGTTATTTGCCTTGAGCTCCTTCACCGTTGCAGAAAGCGTCTGGGTGTTGATCGTAAAGAGATGCTCAAACCCATGAGACCGCATTCTTCGGTAGAGCTCTTCCTTTTCTTCGGGAACTGCTCCGGGATACTCTTTCACAACGAGGCTGAACTTAATGCCATTGCGATCAAAGCCGGTGCATTCCTCATCTGTCATGAGGCTGATCAGCTCCGCTTCCACGGCATCGATATCCGCCTGGACTTCTTTCATCTTGGCCTGCAGCTCGACTTTTTCATCTCTCAGAGCCTTCAAAGTATCTGCTGCTGCCATCATGCGACTATCGCTCATTAGCTTCCTCCTAAGATTTTCTTGTAATCATCGACCAGCAGCTTACTGACATCTGCTTTCTTCCGAAGCGCCGACATGACCGTTTCATCGATCGTATCCTTGCAGACCAGGTGGATGTAGACACCGCGCTTCTGCTGGCCGATGCGTCGGACGCGAGCTCGGGATTGCTCATAGTTGGCGTAGCTGAAATCCAGGGAGTAGTACACAGCTACGCTGCCTGCCGTCAGGGTCAGCCCCATTCCGGTCGTCTGGAGCTGTCCAATGAATACCCGGACCTCATCATTATTTTGGAATTCATCCACCTGCTCGGCTCGATCCTTCACGTCGCCTTTGATGAGCGCATAAGCAATTTTCTTCTTCCGAAGCATTGCGCTGATCGCATCGATTTCGGGGACGAAGCGGGCAAACACGACGACCTTTTTTCTTTCCTCCATGCAACTGTCGATGATGTCCTCAAGCGCTTCCAGCTTTGCAGAAGAAATCTGCTGCAGAGCATCTCCGGCATCATTGCGAATGAATCCGCCGGTACACTGACTTAGCCGCAGGAGTCTGGTTAGGACATTTCGGACGGTAACCTCCCCGCTCATAAGCTCGGCGTAGCTATCTTTGTCGATGCTGTCATAGATCTGCTGGGCCTTAGCCTCCAGCTTCACGGGCCGGATCTCTTCTACGAATTTCGGCAGCTCAACCGCCTCATCGATCTTGATCCGATACGCAACACCGTGAGCCTTCTCGACCAGCTCCGCCAGGTGCTTGTAGCCAACGATCTGGTGATTCTGGTATCCGCCGAGGATGGCATACTGCCCGCGGAATCTGAAAAAGCTGCTTCCGAAGATGCGTTCATCCAGAAACTTGTACTGGCTGAAGAAATCCAGGGGGCTATTCGTGATCGGCGTTCCCGTAAGGATCAGATTGAACTTGCTCATGGCTCCAAGCTTGTGAAGCGACTTGCTGCATTTCGCCTGAGGATTCTTGATCTTGCTGCTTTCATCGCAGACGATCATGTTCGGCTGCCACTTGACGATTACGTTGTCCAGTCTCCAGCAGCTTTCGTAATTGACCACGATCACTTGAAGGCCGCTGCCAGACATATGCCGGATGGTATCTGCCTTTTTCCCGCTGTCCCCATCGAGCACCACGACGGAGTAAGGGAAGGCTGCGAACTTATCGAATTCCTGACGCCACACTTCAACGATGGACTTCGGCGCTACCACCAGCATTCGCTTGATCTTGCCCTGTTGGAAGAGCACACCGGCGACCGCGATCGTAGTAATCGTTTTTCCGGTTCCCATGTCCATTAAGAAAGCGCAGGCTTTTTCATGGTCCTGGATAAACTGATGCATTGCGAAATTGAACGCCCGCACCTGGTGCTGATACGGGGTTGCCTTTATGGGCATCGGATAGATGGGCTCCTCATGCTGTGCTTCTTCCTTCTGCACGCAGGGCAAGAGCGAATCGTCCAACGCTACTCCCAACAGGCCGAGGAGAGAGACATTTTCCGAGCTAAGTGGAACGACCCACGCTTTATCATCAGCATCGTAGAACCGCCCCGGGATCTCTTTGATACTCTCTTTGATCATGAATGCATCATATATCCGAATGTGTTTTCCATCTAACCGCGCATTCAATTCATCGACTCCTTTACCTTCGGTTTTGCAAAGGAGGAGAGAATGCTCTGCATGATGCGCTGCTGATCCGGCTGCAGTCCGTCCATCAACTCTCGAAGCAAAGCTTCCTGATCGTTATGCAGGTAAC